CTGAATTGTTAGCTAATCAAAAAAAATAATAATCTGAGAGGGTAGTCTATTAAGGCTACCCTTTTTTTATGCTCTTTTCTATTGTATACAATTTAGTTTTATATGTTTATATTACTATATACGTATATTTGATACAATGGAATTTTATTCTTTTTATTTCCCCGCCAGTCAATTGTATGCAATTGAATTGTATTCTATTATCTGGTGTTTTTATTGTCTTTAAAATCGAACATATGTTTACATACATTGTGTAAAATTGAATTGTGTATAATGTAGTTTGTGATTGCAGGTTATATTGTATACAATTGAGTTTTACACTATTTTATTTTATAGAAATTGTATTGCATACAATTTGATTTTATTCTATTATATCTTATACTGTATTATCTTATATCGTTTGTATTTTATACAATGGAATTTGATACTTTTATTTTCCCCTCAACCGTATTGTATATAATTATATTGTACTCAATTTAGTTGTATCTGTTTTAATTTGATGTTATTTTATGGTATTCAATTGTATTGTATATTGTGGTATCATGCTCAATTAATTGTATGCAATGTAATTTTATCATATTCAATCGTGATAATTGTTAGTTTTGTACAATTTAATTTTAGGCTATCCTATTGTGTAGGGTAGCCTTTTTTTATGTCCAATTATATTGTGTACAATTTAATTGTGTAATTAAAAACGCTTTATTTGCCCTGTATGGCGTTTTTATATATTCCATGATAGATTATACCTAAAAATAGTTAGAAGCACCTCAGAGGCTAATATAATCAATTCTAGGGCTATTGACAAAATTATATATATATGGTATTTTATTATATTTACATTTAATAGAAAAACACAATTTTATTTTAGTAAATTGGATTGTATACAATTTAATTGATTATAGATTAATCACGCACGATATATTTTTTATATAATTAATTTCATACAATATAATTTCACGCACGATAGTTAGACCGTAACATCGAACATACGTTTGCTTGAGTGGCTGTGGTGCATGACGTGAGAGCCTGCCAGCCCGCATGGTTGCTGGGTTTTGTGGTCGAGCCACGGAGATGAGGCATAGTGAGGTTGTCCCCAACGGACAGCACCACGTTGGGTAGACATAATCCAAATTTTTAATTGGTGCTAGGTTCGCCATAAAAAAGCGGCGAAGAAAGGAGCTTATCATGAGCTGGTCTTTGTTTGAACACACACATCCACGTAATATTTTCGTTTTCGGTCGTAGTGGAGTTGAACATACTCCATATAATACATACGTCATCATAGCTAATGATTATGCTATGGCGAAACGTATTCTTGAAAATATTTGCGGGTATTTTGCTCCGTGGATTGAAAACGGTACCTTGTATACACGTATGTGTAATTCATGGAACTTGCAAAACTACGAAGATAAAAAATATTGCCGGAAGCATTACATGCAATCGGCAAATGACTACTACACATTGAAAGATATGGAGGCATAATCATGTTTGAGAACATTCCACAATTAGTAAAAACTGCGTTGTATGAAAGTGCGGCTACAGACTATGCGTTTGATGAAAACGGTGATGAAATGCTCATTATTGTATACGAACGCGAAGATGTCGAACATATCGCTAATTTGTTTAGCGTTGATTTCGACGAATTAAACGCTTATTGGTTAGATTTTCTTGGGGTGGAGAGGGTATTATGGTCCCAAACGATGTAAAAATCATTCTCTATGAGCATGCAACCAGACATTTATTAGCAGAAAAGAATCGTGGCGAACATATTATTGTTCAATACGATAAAGCTGATGTGGAACATATATCGTATTGGTTTAAGGTTGATTTCGATGAATTAGACCAGTATTGGCGTAGTTATTTAGGATTGGAGTAATATTATGAACACTCACACAAAACAATATTTAAAATTTTACAGTTGGTTAAACCATGATAAATTGGCGGACTGCGTATATTGGTTGTCATACGACTACGATTACGTAAGTAAACTACATGAGTATGATGAAAGCGAGCGTAATACTGATTACGCTACTAGCCATGCTCATGATTATGCGGCATCGTATAATGATTGTGATGATTTTTATGCGATGTCTACCCATGATTTGTGGAAGGAATATAAACGCATTTCCCAATTGTGGGACCAATTTATAGAAATAATGGAGGTTGAAAATGAAAGCAGAATTTAAAGCAACATATCCTGCTGGAACCGATTTCTTTTTAATGTTGGATAGTGCTAGAATTATAGCAGCTCATATGGGCGAAGATTTGCCTGATGAGTTGCAAACTGATGATTTAGAATGCTTGGCTACTGTAAGGTGTGTGTCAATGCATACTATCTTATTGGAACACGAATATTTTAAAAAAGGTGAATTAGACTGGGAGTAATATCCCAGTCTTTTTAAGTGGAGGTCATTATGACAAAAGATAGATACCGTAAACAAAAAAAAGATAAGGAGTATTGTGAAGATACTCTATTTCTATTAGGTCTATTTGTGCTATTGTTGATAATTGGTCAATGGTGTCAACATCATGGCTATTTAATATACTTAGATTTTTAGTAGGTGTATTATGACTACAAACGAGAAAATTAAAGCAATTATCAATACAAGTATTGGTAATTTTCTAAATATTCCAGAATATATACATGATATTTGTCATATTATATTATTAGATGATACTTTATCTGATAAAGATAAAATGGTGTTATTTGCAGAAAGCTTAATTGAATTAGAAGAGTTTAGTGCATATCCTATAATTTGTGAAGCAGGTCGTATTGCTAGTTATGTGGAGGACCTTGAGTAATGTATCATTTTAGGAGGTGGTATATGGGATTAGATTTGATATGTATTGGAATTGCAGTATATATTGGGTACTGCATCTATATTGTATTTAAGCAATAAATGCTTAGGAGGATTATTATGGCACGTACAATTTTTGGGATTTTCGCATTATGGTTATCTGAAAAACAGAAAGTAGATTTATCAGTGGGTAGAGAAGTATCTACCGACCTCAATGGTGAGGAATTGACAATTCTTGCTAATCAATACGGCGTTAGTAATAATGTCGTAGAATTAGCATACAGTATGTGGACTGTAGCAAAACCTACGCAAAAATTGATTGAGCGTATTTGCCAAAAAGCAATGAAGCTCAACAATAAAGATAAAGTATTTCTTTTCAATTCCGTATGCTTGCCACAAGATATGGCTTTTGAAAATACGGATTATAATAAACAAGTTTGCCGTGGTAATAAAGCTGTACAAGTTGCTATGGAAAGTGCCGAAATTGGCTTGTATTCCACATCCGATGACTTCTTTTTTAATGATAAGGACTTCGGTTTTATGAGTTTTAATGAGTTACGTAATACCGAATTATCTTTTACTATTCAAGACTGGTTTAATGTAGAGAAGTGAGGTAATAGCATGTTTTTATTCAGCTATAATGGGGAAATATTGAACAAAACTCCCCATGAAGTGACAATTTTAGATGAAAAAGGTGTCATCGACCAAGTTATTCCTGCCGTAAAAGGTGAGGAGTGGCGATTAGACGAAACAACTACATTGCAGGGTTACATTAATGGTATCAGAGTGACCCAAACAATATATCGTTGTTCTCAGTTGCCAGAATACAAAAAAGGTGTGTGGTACATCGTATCCGCTTTGTTTAAACTGCACTACCCAGACCGTGATGACTTATTGGTACCAGCTGAAGTTATCCGTGATGGTTCAAAAGTTATTGGTTGTCTTAGTATTGGTATTTAGGAGGTAATATGAAAAATCTAGGTTTAACGGTAAATGCCGAAACGGGGTTTGCTGTATATCGAAACAAGGAAGGTGAAATTACATTCACTGAATTTGACGGGTATAAAACATCAAAATTAGATAGAGCCTCTCAGACAATGAAAGGCTTTAAAAAGGGTGAATTTAGATTACATGTGGCACGAATGTATCGCCCTGAAGTATTGTTAGTACAAAGCGATTTGGATAAGGAGCTTATTAAATACGGTGCCTTGCCATATATTGTTGGTAGTCCAACACACGATAAATCTACATTACGTATTGGTACTATTTTAGGTAACCAATATGTTAGTTTAATTGCTATTCCAAATTTCCAAGTGGATAATTTACATGAAAGTCTTAAAAGATTTGGTACGGACTTGCGTAGTATTAGTTACTACGGCGAAGGTTTGTATCAATTATGTAAAGACAAATCTAAAACCGATGTGCCATTGGTTATTATTAGCAGTGATAAGACAATTACTATTGGGCTTGTGTTTATTAATGGATTACTTTGTGCCGCCAGATATTATAATGATGGTGAACACAAAGTAGGGTTTGTAGAGCGATTAATTTCCTCTACAACTTTAGCACAAAATTTGCCAAAATGTCAAATTGCATTGTTTACGTCAGAAAATGATGTATGGCAGAAACAATTAAAATCGTTTGATGTATTAAAAATCAAACGCTATTTCAGTAGTAATAAAGAAATTCTACATCCTATGTGGTATAATTCTTTAGGTTTAATGTTAAAGAAAGGTGGTATTTTTAATGCCTAATACAATGGTTCGAAGATTTTATCCTATAGCTTACGCTATGAAAACACGTACTCTATCAGATTGTTTAACACAAGTTGGTAGAACAGCAGATGGTGTTGATGGTACCATTGAAGTGTATTCTAATCCATTCTATACAGAGAAAGAATTCCGCAGAAAACCATCTAATATTATTGATATTGACCGTATGTTAGAGGGGGAATGGTTATAATGATTACATTAGGTATTAAAATTAAACACGGACGTAGTGTTTATCGTGTAATTGGCGATGGTTATAACCACGAAGGAGAATACGGATATTTATGTGCTAGTAATGATGCACGTGATTTCTTTCTAGCTGATGAATGTACTGTTCTTTTACCTTCTGAATTACAAATTACACCTACTGATAGTGCATTAGTAGTTGAAAAAGTAACAGGTAGAACTGTTATTAATTATGGTTGCACTACAGACACACATAGAAAATGTCAATACCATGTTGGTCAAGTCCTTAAAGATAGATATAACAACATCTTAACTGTTATGACACGTGGCGATGTGGTATATTACTACTGTGCTGCTATCGACAGTAAAATCTTGGTAGTAGACGATGATACAGAAGTAATTGGTAATATTAATACGCATTGTGCTATAACAGGTAAACCATTGGGTAATGATGTTATTATCGTCAGAACAAAACTGGGTATCATGCGAATTAATAAAGATGACAAACCAGAGTTCATTAAGAAATCGTTTGTAAGTGGTAATTGGTACAACCCTCAAAACTTCCACTTGATTTTAGGTAAAGATTATGAAAATCTATACATTGGTTTTGATGAGTTGGATAAACTTGTGGATTATCCTGATTTTGCCATTTGTAAAGTTACTGGCGTGCCGTTCTATATTGCAGATGAACGTGACATTGTTAAACAATCGGGTATACATCCAGTATTAGTAGACCAATTCATTGTTACATGTCCTATATCTCATCAAACAGGATTAAAAACAGAAATGATGGAAGGTTATATTTCTGGTACTGGTAAAGTTTATTTCCATCCTAGCGTAAAAGACAGACTTGTATGTCATAATGGAACATATGGTGCAACTGAAGAAGACTTTATTTTTGTGGAAGATTTGGGTAAGAAGTTTAGTAAGGCACGACGTAATGAATTTTATCGACATTCAAACAATAAGTATTATTCGTCCCAAAGTGCAGCTCCATTGACTGGCTTACATTCTTACAATTTTAAACCTGAACCAGTATTTAACGGTGAAGGCAAGAAATTCCTTGGTATTGAAATGGAATTCCACCGTTGTGGCGAAAGTAACGAAAGAGCTGATTTGATTATTGGTGATTTAAACAAAATTGTCTATGCTAAACATGACGGCTCATTACATGACGGAATGGAGTTCGTTACTCACCCATGTACACCTCAATTCCATTTAAGTAATATCGACTATGATAAATTCTTTAAACGTGTGCAAGATTTGCATGGTGAGTCTAGTGCAAACTCAGGTTTACATATTCATGTAAATCGTAATTTCTTCAAAGGCAATAATGAAATCGCAAAAATTATTCGATTTGTTGAAAATAATTTTGATACATTAATGTTATTCGCTTGTCGAACTGATGAAGATAGTAATTGGTGCCAAAAGTATGGAATGACAGTCAAGGAGTTATCTCAAATTTATACTGTGGCAAAAGATGAAAACGAAAAATATCGTGCAATTAATCTTTGTCCTAGTCAGACTGTAGAGTTCCGCATGTTCCGCTCCACTCAAGATGTTGAACGAATTCATGCTTATATTCAGTTTGTCGATGTAATTACCGACTTAGCGAATATGAATTCTATACGCTATATTGGTTGGAGTAACATCGCTCGTATAGCGAAAAATAAAAAATACATTGAGTTACGTAACGTCTTACAGAAGACAGGATTATTAAAGGAGGCAAAATAATGTGTGTTATCGCGTATGCTGCTAAGTATATCGAATTATCTGAAAAGGAATTTAGAAATTGCTTCGTCAATAATCCTGACGGAGCGGGTTTTATGATTTACGATGATAACAAAAAGAAAGTTCACATTCGTAAGGGTTTTATGAATTTTGATGATTTTTGGAATGCAGTGAAAGACCTTCCTACTGATAGGGATAGAGTTTTCCACTTCCGTATTGCTACATCTGGTAAAATCTCTCCAGAATGTTGTCATCCATTTGTTTTAAGTGATAATCTTGAAATAATGAGAGAGACTGATGTTTTTACTGATATTGGGTTCTCTCACAATGGTGTGATGAGTGACTTTACACCAAAAGAAGGTATGCTATCACCATATAGTGATACAATGTATTTTGGTGCACAAGTGTTATTCCCTCTTAAAGATAAACTGTACAAAGAAAGCACTCAATATCTTATCAAAAAAGCGATGGGCACAAACAAGTACGCTATCCTTGGTAAAAAAGGTGCGATTATCCTTGGTTCTTGGAATACTTCTACTGAAACTGGAATTCAATATTCTAATACAAGTTATGAAGAACGCAAAAGTAGTTACTATTATGGTGGATGTGGTTATACATCTTATACTAGCTACTATGAATATGAAATTACACCGCCAGTTGGGGAACCAGATTGGTTAGCAAACTTTACTAAATTAGTAGAAGGTTACGGTAATACAATCATTGAACATTATATCGACGGTGGTAAACATTATGTTGTGCTAGATGGTTGGGTACAAACACCATTCTTTAATCGATATGGATTAAAATACTCCTCTTATTTATCTGGGTACAAAGTACCTAAAGCAGAAGAAAAGGTAAAAACCACATACACAATGGTTAAATGTATTGCAAATGGTGGTAAAACACCAATGAATCAAGAAAAAATGAATGCTATGATGGAATTTATTGAAGATGAAAAAGGTGCTGTATGGGACTTAACTGAGAATACTAAAGATAAGTCTTG